AGAATACACAGAATGCCGAAATTGCACTTACAATAGGAATACACAATATAGATAATAAAATCTGAATGCCCTCGGGTAAGTCACGTACCCATGTGTTGAATTTATTCACTCCAATTCCTCCCTGAATATTTTTAGAAAATCAGATGTCAATTTATCTTCTTGATTTAAGGGGCCAAATTTCTGTATATAATATTGCATATAAGAAGTCGCCATTTCTTTGCTCAATAATTTATCTACAACCATCTTCATTAATTGAGGGAATTCTTTCTTGGTTACCATTTATTATTCATCCCAATATCCTCCATCGAGGTTGTTTTCTAAAATTATATGCTAATCGTTTAATCTTATTTTTCAATTGTCGGCCATAATAAGCGCAAATAAACAATGGGCCATGCCAGCCGTGTATGTTACATCTCCTTGTATGATACCAATGTTTATTGGTAGGATGCTCCATAAATCCATGTTGCACTTTCGTGAAGTCATTCATAATCTGCAACCGTCGGTATTTTTAGCTCAAAATAATTATTAATCATAGAGCATAGCTTCTCATCTAAATCATCCAGTTTTAATTTTGTATCATTACTTACTGAGCATCGTTTCTTTATCAACACAATGCCATCAGCCATCATGTTTAGTTCTTCTTTCGTGAAGTCATTCATGTCAACCACCAAAATTTCAAATAAACCTCATGCCAAAGAGTGGCAATTAAGAATACGCAGAATGCGGATATTCCAACTACCGGAGGAAGACACAACATTGTTAATATAACCTGCATCCCTTCTGGGAGATCGTCTATCCATTTACTAAATTTACTCATCCTTGTTTAATCCTCAATTTAACCACGAAGGCTTCTTTGATTGCTTCGGCTATTTCGTCGATCAATCCTGAACGGTCTTGTACATAATACTCATAGAGGTCTAACACCTCTTTTATGGTGTCTTTTACGCTGAAACCGTTGATTGTGTAATCCATTTTTAGGTTCGATGGTAATGTTACTGTTAGGCCACCGGTATATAAGTCATTCATCTGTAGAATCCCCTTTTCATTAATCATACCTTCCAGCTTCTCTAACAATGCATCATCTTCGCCGTCTTCAAACTTGCATTGGTCTAAGCATGAATGAAGTGTTTCTAGCTCTTCTTTCGTGAAGTCATTCATAATTGGTGTAATCCATATACAATGATTAATCCGATACATACTCCAAGTAACATAAATATTAAGCTTCTAATCATTTTATTAACCATATTGTTAGACATATAACACAAGTGCAAAACATAATTGTTTTGCATATATTTTCTATACTTTCGTCACTCATCCCTGTTTCATCCTCAATTTAACCGCAAATGCTTCTTTGATTTCTTCTGCAATATGGTCTACATGCAGCTTATCCAGCGTTATATCATCCAACTGCATCAACACCTCTTTGATAGTCTCTTTAATGCTGAAACCGTTGATTGTGTAATCCGGCTTTAGGTTAGATGGTAAGATTCCTGTAAAGCCATCGGTATATAAGTCACTCATCACCGCCCATCCCCCATAAAGTTTTACATTTAGAGCATATTAAATACAATGCATCAAAACCAGATACTCGCTGATGTTGCAATAGCTTTGTGTGTGAACATATTTTTGATTTCTGGTTTAATATTATCCATTGTTCGGGTTTGGGGTTGTTGTCATTCATCTGTAGAATTCTCCTTATAAATTAAATGCTGAACTCGTAACAAAGATAATTCAAATCGATAATTGGCTAACATTAATTCAATAGCTCTTTCGATATGTTCTAGTGAGTTAATATCTATGGATGCCGGTGGATAATCTGGATCGTTTCTAATAATATCAATCTGATAATCCTCTTCGAATTTATATTTCAAGTCGAAATTTATGAAGAATCTATTTGGTAATGACGGATGCTTATCTATCATCTTTTTCATTTATAAAACTCCCCGCATTTTTTGCATCTATAGTGCATCTTTGAGTCATATGGAAATCCTGGTGTATATGTGTGTTCGTCTCTTTCATGCTGGCATTCTTCTCTAATCAATTCCTGCAACTTATCTGCGGTGACTTGAAAGCCTTTGGGTTCTAACATTGATTGCCACATATTTATCTGCGCTTCGATTAGGGTTTGTTTTGTTGGATAAATAGTCGATCCCCATGCCTCAGCACATACGTCGGCTTCTTCATTTGGATGAATTGCGTAGCCTTCTCGGTTAGCGATGCATTTAACCATTCTCGGCTCGTTGCCGCTTCTGAACCAGCCTTCTTTATACTTCGGCTTTGGTTGCGTGAGTTCTTGCATTTTAGAATACATATCTCGATAACACATGTAATATCCTTCCGCATGACCATAGGTATATTTGTCATCTCTAACCCAGTCTAATTTAAGATGCTCTTTCTGCTCTTTTATTTTATTTTCTAACCATTGTAGTATTTCCGCATGCTTAATTTTTAATTTGTTATAGTCAATAATCATTCAGAATGTCCCATTTATTTTGTGTTTAATTGTGTGAAGACAGGAAAGATATCCTTGAATTTTTCCAAATTGAAATTGGGCATCATGAACATGAAGATCGGACTTAAGCCTATCGAATTCACCATAATAGGCCAATGGCAATATACGTTCAATTTCATCATCTATGAATATTTTTAACTTCTCGTAGTCAATCATTCTTAAACTCCTCTTTCGGAACACCGCAGAAATAACCCCATGCAATCGGCAACCCAAACCGCTTTGCGTCAACGCATTGCTCGTCTGTCATCTTGCGCCCACACTTGTTTTTGCATTCAGGGGATGCGCAGAAAGTCTTGTCGCGGAAACATAAGGCCATGGTTATTCCTTACCTTCTAGCTCAGCAATCCAGCTTAAGACAGTATTGTATGCTCGATACGCCACATCATTTTCGATGCTGGCTGTTACTTGCAAGGCTAACTTTAATCGCGACTTCAACACATCTAACGGGAATGCGTGTTGTGTGGATTTAACACTTTGGTCGTCAGTAGGTGCAAGCACATACTTCACCTCTTCGGGTGGTAGTGTTACTTGTGGCACATCGTAGATAATTTTAACATTATCCCCATCTTTAAATTTTGACTTACTACTTTGGTCGTCAGGATGCCTTTCAATATCCTCATAGTCCTTAAACTGCGACTTCAACTCGCTCAGACTAAACCCATAATGTTTGCAAATCTGCTTCAAGTCCTCGGCCTTTGGCGATTGCTTGCCGGTTTCCCACGAATGTACCTTCTGATAAGTTACTCCAATGCTATCAGCTATTTGCTGACGCGACCATTTCATTGCTTCACGCTTAATTGTTAAAAATTGACCTATGTTCATCATATTGTTCCGCCTTTTATTATATTAAAATATTTGTTCATTCTCTAATAATTCACATATCCTAGACAATAATTCCGAAGTTATTTCTTGAATTAATTCAGATGTTATTACCCTAGATGATTTCGCCAATAGTGAATCCATAATTAAACTCTTTATCGATGCTTCCAAGCTCATGACTATCCCCTATTGTTATTTAACTCTTCTCTGATGCATATCAAACATTCAGCCAATATTCTGAATCCTCTCACACTCATAACAGGATCATACTGTGCCATATTCAACATTTGTTCCAATCTAGCAAATGCTCTATTCAAAGCTTTACCTTCATGATTATTCTTGTACGCCCTCAAGGCAAGAACCTCTTCCTCTAAAGTCATTCACAATCCTCTTGCTATATATCAACTCGGTTTGTTCTGTGATGGTGATTACGACTAGCCATCAATGTTCCTTGTGTTAGACTTTCTATTCTTAGTTGCTGTAAAAGTGGTATGCGATTATTACGTTTCCAAACAGTATAATTCTGCGGCCTTATGTCTAATTGCTGGCACATCTTCCAGCCACTCCCAAAATATTCCACTGCTTCATCTAATGTCATGTGTTGCCTCTCTCGTTAGCCTTGGTCTCTTAGGCCACCTCACGAACAATGCTACACTAAAAAACGATTGACATCAATTGTATTTTAGGTATAATTTGTTGAATTAGGAGGTAATTATGATTACAGATGAACAACGTGCTAATAGGTTAAACGGTTTAGGTGCTTCAGACAGCGCTATACATATGGGCTATTCGACTTATAAGACGCCATATGAACTGTATTTAGAGAAGACAGGATTGATATCTATAGATGATGACGAGATGACAGAACAGCAGTACTGGGGAAACGCACTTGAATCAGCTATATTAGATAGGTTTGAATATGAGAACGATGACACTTATGTAACTTATCCTGAGACTGTTTATCATAAAGACTACCCATTCATATTTGCTAACCTAGATGCTTATGACAAGGCACATAATATGGTGATAGAAGCTAAGAACTCTAACTCATTTATGCGTGCAGAGTGGGATGACGGCATACCCATGCAATACATGATTCAGATAGCAAAGCAGGTAGCTATAATGGACGCTGAAGGGGGTTACTGCGCTGTATTGATCGGTGGTTGTGAATATAGGCAATTTATTTATGAGAGAGATCGGGAGTTAGAAGAAATGATCATCAAAGCTGATCTTAACTTCTGGAGTTGCGTTCAACATAGAATTGAGCCAGAACTACTCACAATTTCAGATGCCATGCGTAAATATGTCGATGCCAAGAAGGGTAAACGAATCGAGGCACATCCTATGCTAAACGATCATCTTAATATCCTTGCAAATACTAAGCTCTCATTATCACAGATGACCAAGCAACAAGATAAAGCCAAGCTTGCTGTAATGACTTATATGGGGGATGCTGAATCCCTAGTAAATGAATCTGGAAAAACTATTTGTACTTGGAAACAAGGCAAGAAATCTCGAACTTTTTTGATTAAATAAGGAACTATTATGCAGGAAATAATTATCAACGGCGAAGTATATGTTAAGAAGACTAATCCGTCAGAATACTTTATTGTTCGTACTTATTCAGCAGGTGTATTTGCTGGATATATTGAATCTAGAAATGGTCAAGAAGTCATAATGAAGGATGCGCGGCGTATTTGGTATTGGGATGGGGCGGCTTCTTTATCTCAACTTGCCATGGAAGGAACTACTAAGCCTGAAAACTGCAAATTCCCGTGCAAAGTTGATCGCGTAGAATTACTTCAAGTTATTGAAATATTATCTGTCACAGACAAAGCTAAGAAATCAATAAATGAGGTTCCAGTATGGCATCAATAAATAATGGCCCTCGCAATGGCTCTGGCAATGGCTATGGCGATGGCGATGGCAATGGCTCTGGCTATGGCGATGGCTATGGCGATGGCTATGGCGATGGCTATGGCCATGGCTCTAGCTCTGGCTCTGGCTCTGGCTATGGCTCTGGCGATGGCTCTGGCTATGGCCCTGGCGATGGTTCTGGCTCTGGCGATTGCTATGGCTATGGCTCTGGCGATGGCTATGGCTATGGCTATGGCTCTGGCGATGGCTATGGCGATGGTTCTGGCGATGGCTCTGGGTAATTATTATTAAACAAGGAATCAATAGATGAGGTTCCAGTATGGCATCAATAAATAATGGCTATGGCCATGGCAATGGCCATGGCTATGGCAATGGCCATGGCTATGGCAATGGCCATGGCTATGGCTATGGGGATGGCGATGGCTATGGCAATGGCAATGGCTCTGGCAATGGCCATGGCTCTGGCAATGGCCATGGCTATGGCAATGGCTCTGGCAATGGCTATGGGGATGGCTATGGCCATGGGGATGAAGATGGCTATGGCTATGGCAATGGCCATGGCTATGTTTATGGGGATGGCGATGGCGATGGCTCTGGCAATGGGTAATTATTATTAAACAAGGGATATCATGACAACAAACCAACTTTCCACCACTAATCAAGCATTATCCAGACTAGAAGACAGTCTGTTTGCGCCAGATAAATGTGAACATTATGAAAATCTGGCATGCAAATTGGCTGGCTCCCAAGTCATCCCCAAACAATACATTGGCAAGCCAACAGACTTGTTTGTTGCAATGGCCATGGGTTATCAATTAGGAATGCCCGTGGAACAAGCGATTCAAGACATTGCAGTAATCAACGGTAGGCCATGCGTTTGGGGTGACGGCTTGCTTGCAATAGTCATGAACCATCCAGAGTTCGACGATATAATCGAAGCCCCCATCATATCAGGCCAAACAATAGTAGGCTATAGTTGCACCGTCAAACGCAAAGGTAAGGCCGATTACACCAAAACATTCACACTAGATATGGCCAAGAAGGCAGGATTGTTAGGGAAAACTGGGCCATGGACGCAATATCCTGATAGGATGCTACAAATGAGGGCGCGCGGCTTCGCACTCCGTGATAGATTTCCTGACGCTCTACGTGGTATCAAGTTACGAGAAGAAGTAGAGGACTATATAGACGGTGAAATCATCCCAGAGAAGACCGTAACCAATGGGCTATCACGCACACAGCAATTAAAGCAAGATATCAAACAGCGACAAGGAGTAGTTAATGCGGATAATTCGGATCTTATTACAGATATTGCGCACGAAGATGACTATCTACCAGCTGAAGAAATGCAGGCGGATGCTCCCGATATACGAACAGACGTTGCCGCTGGAATGCCTGATAATAGAGCAGACGATAACGCTGCATATATTACTTCGGCAACTCAAGCGCAATTAGAGATTATCATGGGATTGTTTAAGGCAAAAGAACTCACACCCGAACGTATAGAGAAAGCTTTTGATTATTTCTGTATTAGCGACCTTAAAGAATTATCGGAAGACAATGCAGACAAGTTTATAGCGATGCTTCATAAATAAGACACGTCGTATGATAGATACCGCTCTATAAGCTCTCTAGCAGCCTGATAACCTGTAACGCACTCGGCTCGGTATCCGGCAGCATTAAGCTTGTCCAGATACCATTGCTGGGAAGATGTGGCCTTATTCTTTCCAGCCTTGAGTTCTATCCAAAGTCCGTGATATCTTCCTCTCGCTATCGGGAAGAATATATCTGGAACACCAGGTTTTACACCCATGAGCTTTAATATTTGACCCACAAGCCTATGGCATTTGCGTTCGTTAGCTATATGAAATGCTGCGTCAAGTTCTGGTATAGTCTTAATCCAGCAAAATAATCTTATCTGCTCCATCTCCTCAAGACTAACCTTTATCTTAAAAGTTCTTACCCAGTTTAAGAACTTGATCCATTCCACCTCATCAATCGCGGTAGCTCCCATGTTCAATCCTGTACTGTAAATCTAATACTCTATCAGATTGAACTTGTTTTGCCCATAAACTATTTTTGAGTTCTAAGGATGCAGACTTGTAGTCCATATTCCTGAACGCAGCTAGCATCTTGATGAATTTGAGTAAATTTGGGAGACCCATATTGAAGCATAGCTCGATGAGAACATCTTGCCTTACCTTGTCTTGTGATTTATAGAATGGTTGTATAAGAAGTTCTTTGCGGCAACGCGCTATATCATTGTTAAGTAAATACAGTTGTTCGTCCAGAGTAAGTCCGACACCAATACGCTTGTCAATACATCTACCGATTCCAATCGACCAATAGCCCAGTGAATCAGGATAAGCAAATTGTTTGGTGCCTTCATGAAATATAATACTAGAAATTAGGTCGTCCATATATAACCTGATATGGCGACACTGGATGAGGTGGAACCAATGTCGCATAATCATACTAACATAACTAATTAAAGGTAGCTACGATGTTGCTAGAGCCGTCGCTCGCTGCGTCTAGAATACAGGCAACACTCATTAGAGTTCATAGCTACGAACACTTAGTCCATTACAGCCGCATCACTAACTTCTTCGGGTGCGACAACTTCTTCTACACCTGAAACGGCTTTCTGAGCATAATCTAGAATAATCTTGGCTTCTTCTAATCTCCCAACAATGCTATGATGGTTGCCCAAAGATTGTGCTATAAACGATTCTAATTCTTTAACGCGAGCTTCTAATTGTTCGATTAACTTTAACATATTTAACTCCTATATTAAGATAGACAAATACTAATCTAAGACTTGTATTAAATCTATATATTTAGACAAATATAATTGATATTGCGCTCATACATCTGCAGAGGAGCGCTACATATTATTGTTGTGCAATAAATACTATATAGTTCAGGATGCAAGCAGCGCCAGGGTCTCCTGAGAATAGTACTGTAAAATTCCCTGTTCCAGGAGTAACTTTCGTAATAGACACTGTATTTGATGAGCTAACAATGTTAGCAACGATAACACTAGTTGCTACCACTCCTGCCTGAGTTATTGTGATAGGTCCTGCGCCTCCACCACCAATATCAGCGCTACGTACTGCTTTAATGTTAGTATTCAATTGAACAGCACTTGTAGCTATACCAGAATCAGCAACCAGTCCACCAGTCCCGCTAGATGCAAGAATATGAGCGGTTGTGAATGGTGTAGCAGTAGCACCAACAAGAATACGTGCTGCAGCATTACCTGGATCTGGAAGTGTATAAGTACTAGATTGACCAAGACCTGTAATGTCACTGATAATTGCATTGAAGTTACCAACGTTACCAACAGGCGTTAATCGCAAGCTACCATTAGTTGTAGTGGCAGGATATGCAATAAAGCCACCAGCAGTGCCGCCCGTACCGATACCTGAACTGATCACGCCAGCATCAACTGCAAATGCACCAATAGTAATATGTTGAGTGCCAGTTAACTTGGATATCAAAATATTAGCGGTAGACGCAGCTGAATCAGGGATGCTATACACAGATGCTTGGCCATGTAACGCATTGCTAATGGTGACCAATGTATCGCCAGTATTGGCTACTGCAGCAAGTACTAATGAGCCTTTACTGGCTGTTCCTGGGAATGATATCAATGTTCCAGCGGTCCCGCTTAATCCCGCCTGGATAGAGCCATTGTTAATGGCAGTACCTGTCAAGTTCCCTAGTGTTCCTGCTGTATCTGTTGACACAATCAAATGATTCAAAATAGTAGGCAATACAATATCGCCAGGAGAGCTTATTTGTACAAGACTTACCACTTTATTCTGGATTGTAGCACCTGAATAGGTAATTACAATTTTCAACCATACAGGGCCATTGTCAGAAGTATAGACCAAAGCCATTTGATAATTGTTGAAAGTATATCCGGCGGCTGCTTGTTGAGTTAAGTAACCTGTTGCAGTCACGGTTGCATATGTATCACTGGTTAGGATATAAATAACTTCAGGATTGACGCTTGCCAATCCTGTTGGAGCTGCTGTTTGTATTGCTAAGATTGACATGATTGTTCCTTTGGTTGGTTAGATGTTAACGTCGTCTTCTTGCGTATATGCCGCCAAAACCGACGCATGTTCCGGTAAATGTGCACAAAGCAGAAAGATAAATTGTTGTTGTTCCTGATAAAAATATTCTTTGGTAGGGAATATTTAATGAGTTAAGAGATCCAGTTGCGGCAGTGTATTGCATTACCGTTACTAAGGTTAGATCAGGTTGGGTAGCAGACGTACTATTAGCCCATCCAGACATCGAAGAAATAATTAGAGTTGGGTTAAATAATATATTGCCCCAAACATCCCAGTCTCCGGCTGTTAATGAGATAGAAGTAATATCAGCATTAACAGTTGTTGTAAGAGAGACAGCGCTTCCTAATAGTACGACATTGGATATTAATTGACCAACACTTCCAGTCGCAGCATTATCATTGGTAGTTGTACCTATGATGCCAGATGTTGAGCTGAATGCAATGCTTGGTACTGTGCTTATTGCAGAGCCTGTTAATAATAATGTCCCTGTAGCATCTGGTACAGTAATTGTCTTACTAGTCGCGCTCGTAGGATAAGACCAATTAGTAGTATGGACATTAGACGTACCTGTCTGAACGATAACTTGGTTAGTCAAACTCTCGGTCTGTAGAGTAATCGGTTTCGCACCTTTCGTTGAGACTGTTATACCAACAGTTGCGCCAACACCAACAGCTGCGAGTAATACAGGATTAGTCCCAGCACTATTAGAAATTTGGAATGCATTTTGCGCACTAGCAGCAGCATCTAAATATAAAATATTATTAGATGCTGAATCTAGCAATCCTGAGAATCCTAGAGATATAGATCCAAAAGCTGGATTACTAGTTAGGGAAATATCTTGCGGCAAACTTAAGGTAACATTTCCAGTGCTTGAGGATGCAATGATTTGATTGGTAGTACCTGTAATAGAACTGACACCCAAAGTGGATAAATTGACCCATGTAGGTAAAGCAGAAGCCCCGTTAGATTTCAATATTTGCCCTGATGTTCCCGCGCCTGTATTTTGAAATATTCCAGTACTGGTAGTTCCGCCACAAATAAGACCATAAGCAGTAGTAGTAGCTATTCCAGTTCCACCATTTGCGACTGGCAATGTTCCAGTTACACCACTTGTTAATGGCAATCCAGTCACATTGGTCATTACGCCAGATGTTGGAGTGCCTAATAAAGGTGTAATTAGAGTTGGGGATGTAGCAAGTACGATACTACCACTCCCAGTCACATTTTGGCCTAGCGCAGTTGTAATTCCGGTACCAAAAGCTGTAGGTAACGTAAGACTAGTGTTCCCCGTAACTATGAAATTTGTAGTAAATGCTCCAGAGAAGCTCAATGCAGCTCCCAGAGTAATCGTAGAACTTATTGCATTGGCAACCCCAGTGCCGCCATTAGAAGGTGATACCACCCCTGCAGTTTGTCCGAACTGAACAAATATAATCGGATCGGTTCCAATGGTTGTAACCGTTGCTGTTTCTAGCCAACCTGTGCCTACATTAACTGTGCCTGATATTACGGGAATGATACCCGATCCATTAATATCTGATGGAGAATCATAGTTAGTTGCCCGAGTTAATATCCAATTTGTAATACCCGAACCAACATCAGTTACTACATAAATGCCATTCTGAAATAAGCTGGATTGATTCTTAATTAGAATCCTTTGAGCTACAGTAGCACTTATTCCATCAATTGAAAAAGTTGCTTGTGTACCTGCATTTGTTAATGTTGCCCCTACTCCTGATGCGCCATTGGAATATGTTACAGTTAAGTTGGCTGTGCTTGCAGCAGTTACTGCTTCTTCAGGAGTGAGTCCAACAGCCACAGTATCCACATAATTTTTTGTAGCCGCATCTTGGGCGCTAGTAGGGTCAGTCACCCCATTAATTTGATGCGAGTTCATTGCCAATGCTGATTGCTGAGACCCAAGTGTTGAAGGAGTTACTAAGGTTGAACTTGTCTGCAATAAAATACTTCCTGAGCCGGATACATTCTGTCCGAAAGCTGTTGCAACGCCTGTTCCTAGTGATGTTACACCCGTGCCACCATTGGCTGCTGCTATAGTTGTACCAGTCCATACACCGGTTGTAATCGTACCAAGCGTTGTAATAGAACTTTGGCCTACATAACTTGCTGATATGTCGATAACCGGAGTAGTGCCACCAGTTGAGGTTATTCTGTTTGATGTTCCTGTAACAGAAGCCACGGTCCCCGCTGTGGTTGCCAATGTGCCAGAAGTCGGGAATGTAACTGTAGTTACCCCTGTCATAGTAAATGTTGAGGCGAAAGCACCAGATGTTGTTAACGCGCCACCTAATGTCAATGTATTAGAACCATTGTTTACACCAGTCCCGCCGTATGTGGCACCTATAATAGTTCCTTGCCAGATACCTGTTCCTATTGTTCCTAAGGTAGTAATAGATGATTGACCCACATAAGTGGCAGCTATATCTATAACTGGAGTGCCACCACCAGTTGAGGTGATTCTATTCGCTGTACCGCTGACGCTACTAACTCCAGTTCCAGCTGGAGTAGCCCAACTACCATCTCCTCTCCAGAATGTGCTGGATGTTGCGGCAGTACCACTATCAAGATTAGTCACTGGTAAATTACCTGTGACGCCAGTGCTTAATGGCAATCCAGTCCCGCTTGTCAGAATTACACTTGTCGGCGTTCCCAATGCAGGTGTAACCAACGTTGGACTTGTGCTCAAAACTATACTGCCACTGCCAGTAACATTTTGACCAAGGGCGGTTTGTACGCCTGTACCAAATGATGTAATACCTGTGCCACCATTGGCAATCGCAATCGTTGTTCCAGTCCATACGCCAGTTGTTATTGTTCCAAGCGTCGTAATGGAGCTTTGCCCTACATAAGAAGCGGATATATCAATAACGGGGGTATTGCCCCCTGTGGAAGTTATACGATTCGAAGTTCCTGATACTGACGTAACCCCAGTTCCTGCAGGCGTTGTCCATGTTCCGGCGCCTGACCAATATGTTGATGCAGATGCACTTGTCCCAGAATTCAAATTAGTTACAGGAATATTGCCGTTAAGGCTGATTGTGATAGATGCAGAGCCATTGGCCACCAGAATGTTTTGTCCAGAATTAATTGCTGCGGCTGTGGGCGCTGCTCCAGTAGTTCCAATGAAAATCTGTCCAGCAGATAAAGCGGCTATAGACGGAACACCGGCGCCACTTGTAACTAGCATTCCACTATTTGCTGTAGCTAGTCCACTAACTGTGTTTGCGGTTGCATTATACAACAGCGTATTGACTGCGTATGTATCAGCAAACGTGCTTGTAGTTGCAAGCCAGTTTGTGCCATTGGAGCGTAATATCGTGCCTGTTGCTCCCACAGTTGTAGGGAATGAAGCAGTAGACCAAATGCTTGCACCGCCTGATACAGATTGTAGGAATTTACCGGTAGCACTTGGATTAGCCAAGAATGAGGGCACGCTACTACTATTAGTAATTAATACGCCACCAACTGCAGTGGTGATTTCTCCAATAGCATTAGCAGAAGAAGAGTATAAAATTTGGCTAGAAGTACTTGTTGCAGGCCAAGTTGTTGTTGACCACGCGGGCGCAGAACTTGCGCCAGATTGTAACATCTGTCCTGCTGTAGCAGTGCTAGACAAAATAGCGCCTGCACTTGCAGTAGAATAGAATATACCGCCATTATCCGCCGTCAAACTCGCACTTGTTCCGCCTTGAGATAATAATACGGGAACTTGCAATGTAGCGCCTGTATATAATCCAAATGTAATCGCACTAGAACCAACTACTACAGGTGTATTACTCAATTCTTGATACAGCAGTCCTGCGCTGACATCGCCTTGATTCACAAGTATGACGCCATACTGGACAATCTCAGCAGTACTATCATAATCAGTTGCTCGAGTCAGTACCCAGTTTGTTGTGCTAGAACCAATATTAGACACAATATAGATACCATTCTGCAATGTGCTTGCTTGGTTCTTGACAAGAACTCTATTACCGACTGCTAATGTTACACTGTCAATACTCAATGCAGCTTGTGCAGCAGAATTTGTAAGACTTGCGCCAATTCCTGACGAGCCATTACTGTATGTAGCTGTTAATGGCGCTGTAGTAGCAACTCTAACTGCATCATAGATTGTTAATCCTTGGGCATGCAGCATGAAATTAAATATTTCAGACAACGTGAATTTCTTGGTCTTACCATTGACGGATGACGTAGTGTCAGTTGTGTCAGTAGCCGGAAATAAATCTGTTCCTTGGCTAGAACCTGAACCCGTACCGTCCGGTGGTGGTGGTAGCTGACTTATGATCACTGTTGCCATTATTCATGCTCCGTTATATAAAATAAATGCCTGTAAATTTCACTTCTTGCTGTGTAGCCGATGGAAAACTTGTAGCAAGCGTTAGCGTCGCTTGTGCCTGCGCACTTCCGGTAGTCTGGAATTGTGCCGTAGATGTAACCCCTATCGTACGCATAACTCCTTGAGTTCTAGTTCCTGTAAATGCTAGAGCTGATACAAATATAGTCATTGTATCTTCATTGTTTACAGTCCCTACGGTCAATGGCAATGTTATTTTTGCGGTTCCACTCGCTGTTGTATATGTGGGCGTAAATTTTATATTTATGTTTACATAAACTTTGGAGCCCACAATCGTATAAAAGCCAATTTGGGTAGCATAACTTACTGACAAATCTCCGACAGTCGCAGCAGTAAAAGTAGGGCTAAAAGACACGGCTTGGTTATAAGCGCTCAATACGGAACCACCAAAAGTAATACTGGTAGCTAGAGCAGCTCCAATATTTGGAGTCACCAAAGTCGGGGAAGTGGCGCCAACAAATGAACCAGTACCTGTAGCACCAGACAAACTATTACCAACCATGTTAATACTAGCCATAGCTATCCCTAAACAAAATAGAATCCAGTGTATAAGATACTAAAAGCTACCCCAGAGACTATATTTGACATTTGAATGGCAGTCGCCGCTGTCGACGAACCAAAACCATAAAGCCAAATCTGAGTTGTGTTAGCCGTACATTGACCCACTAACTGTGTCACTCCAACCGGATAAATAAATGAGCCAATCTGAGTACAGGTAGAAGCATAATCACCACTAGATGCATTAATAGTAAATGGTAATCCATCGACATATATTTGGCCCGAGGCGGTAGTAAATGTTGGCGTACAAATCAAGCGAATATTATAATCAACTACATTCCCAACCCTTGAATAAAATGCGCTTTGTGTAGCATAGCTAACTGATAAATTACCAACTGTCGCACATGTAAATGTCGGAGTGAATGCTGTAGTTGCAACATATGAGCTTAATGTACTGCCTCCGAAATTAATGCTGGTAGCCGTAATGACTCCAAGTGTAGGTGTCACAAGAGTTGGGGAGTTCGAACCTACAAAAGACCCTGATCCAGTGCTCCCTGTTAACGAATTACCAACCTGATTCACTGTTGCCATACTAACTCCAGATAGATTTCAGATATGCTATTAATGGATCGCTATCATTACCAATAAATTTAATTACTTCGGCTAATTGGCTAGAGCCAAACATCGCTGAATTCACTGTTCTAGCAATTTCAATGCCATCTTCTTGCAAAGAAGTACTCATCGTAATATTTATGTTTTTGCTAATGACATCCAACATATTTAATTGCGGCATCAATAGAACTTTTATAATCATGATCTTTCCCTTATGTAGTAGTAAACACGCCATTTACCATGGCATTCATTGCTACCCATGACGTATTAGCAACGTCACAAATAAGCTGAACAGCTTGACCAGCAGCGGCAGGACTAGTCATCGTACCACCGGTTGATGTAGTTGTATTAATCACGCGGATTGTATCTCCGGTAGCGGCTGCAATAACGATACCGCCAGTATTTGCTGTAGCTCCTATAACATATACAATATCTCCCACAGCATACGTAGATGGAAGCGTAATCGTAGTTTGCGCTGAATTAAGTGCAATATAATATGTATTTACAGCTGCTGTTTGAGTGGTTCCTGATATAGTCGCAACCGTAAAACCAGCACTCGTTGCCCACGTACCATCGCCACGCCAAAAGGTGGAGCTCGAAGCACTTGTGCCTGAATTTAGGTTGGTAACGGGCAAGTTTCCTGTCACCCCTGTTGTTAATGGCAATCCAGTTGCATTGGTGAGAGTTCCACTGGAAGGCGTTCCGAGAGCGCCGTTAAATGTTACAAATGCGCCTGCTGAACCAATGTTAACTGCAAGTGCTGTTACAACTCCTGTTCCCGATGTTATTTGGCCAACAACATTCGAACCAGATGCATAAAGGATATTGCCCGAGGTCACGGTATCAGGATAAGTAGCAGTTGATGCAACCCAATTGGTTCCATTTGCTCTTAATATAGTTCCTGTGCTTGTCGCGGTAGATGGGAAAGTTGCCGTTGAAAAACTTGGAGCAGCAGCTGCATTACTTTGTAACATTTGTCCGGTAGTTCCAGGACCCGCTAAAATAGACGGCACACCAGAGCTGCTAGTGACTAACAAACCATTATTACCGGTAGCTAAACCTGTGACAGTATTTGAGCCATTTGAATACAACAAATTACTGGCGGTGTAGGTATCTGCAAACGTTGCTGTACTGTTAATAATGTTAGTGCCATTAGACCGATGAATGGTTCCTGTAGTTCCTGCAGTACCAGGATAAGTTGCTGTTGTGTTTACAAAGTTAGTTCCATTTGATTGTAACAATGTACCGCTGGTTCCGGCCGTTGTTGGGAAAGTTGCTGTACTCCATGTTGGCAATGCAGCGGCTCCTCCAGAAGTCAAGATCTGACCAGTACTTCCGGTTCCAACTGCTTGCCATGCGCCAGTAGCAGTCGTACCAGATGCCATCAAACTATAAGCCGTGGTAGCGGTTTGTAAACCAGTACCCCCATTGGGAACTGTAAGTGCTGCTGTTAATGTTAGGGATCCAAATGTAGGACTACTTGTAGTTGCAATACTTTGAGGCAATGATAATGTCACATCACCTGTAGCAGCACTTGCAATAACCTGATTTGCCGTTCCAGTAATGGAAGCCACACCAAAAGCTGTAGAAGCATCTGCTGATAATGGAATGAAATAACTGGTTCCATTAATTTTTGCACGCCAGAATCCTGCGCCATTTGTGCTAGGATAGATTGTGCCATTACCTCGGAAGCCTACAGGGAATGCAGCGGAACCTATGGCTATACCTGGGCCATTATCACCGGATGTCCCACCCGTGGATGCCAGTGCTACAGAATCATTACCGATGGCAATCGTTCCTGATGCACTACTTGTATTGGCTGTAGCTCGATAACCAAAATGTAGATTGTTGCTGCCGCTAACTATAGAAGCTCCTCCTGAAGCCCCGCTAACGCCAGAACCTGATCCAAAAAAATTATTTTGAATTCCTACGTCTACATTCGCACCTGAAAAAAAACCAAATGCCGTGGTATCTGTACCTTCATAATCATTGTTACTTAATGATAAAGAACCAACACATGTTGTGTTTCCCGCTGCTGGTTGCATATTAGTCAATACACCATTGCCAATACCAACTATATTCCCCCCAGCTCCGCCACTCGAAATCCCTGCATTTTGCCCGACAAATAAATTAGATGCGTGGTTTCCTGCTCCTATACCAACGGTAATATTATCGACCAATATAGCAGCTGTTGTAGTAATGGTAGTGAATTGTACTGAAGAATTTGTGGCAATACTTTGCGGCAAGCTCAATGTGATCGCACCTGTACTAGCTGAAGCAATAACTTGATTTGCGGTTCCTGTAATAGACAATACACCACCTGAATCACCAGAATAACTAGCATTCCATGAGGCTGCAGTTGTGCCGCTTGTTAAAATACATTTTAATAATAAAGAAGTATTCGCAGCCATAACTTGAATGGCATTATTCCCTGAAGAATTGACAGTAACGACACCACTCGAATTGTTAATAATGAAATATGGTTGTCCTGCTACCAAAGTGCTCGTCACAGGCATTGTTACAGTCTGTGTAGTAGAGCCTGTAAATTCCTGGGTATACTTACTAGCTACTGTTAGAACAGTGGTTGCTGCCGCTGTTGGTATAGTTGCAAATCCACCTAAGAAATTATTGGCACTTAGATTGCTATTCGCATCCCAAAGTGCAACTCCAGAAGCTGATGCGGTAGCAGATAACGAAAACTTAGAGTTAGCCCCAGCACTTAGACCTACCAATGTACTGCTAGAGCTCGCTACACCGGCACTTGGGAACGAACTCCATTTAATATCTGCCATAGTTGTTACTCCGTATCCATAAAGGCCAATGTGGTTTCTGTAATCATATAGATACCTGTTTCGGTAATCATTCTGTCACTTCCAGGCGGAGGAAATGAAGCATCTCCTCCGCCTCCATTATTATATGGACTATCAATCAAGGGATCGTGATTCGTTAAATTCATTCCCAATGCATTCTGTAATACACCCATACGTCACCTAATTCTGGTAAGGAGGAACAATTTGATACTCAACCGTAATGAAAGGCGATGTTGCATCAGGTGTCAGTACACTAAAGGTTGATCCGCCTGCAATACGTCTCGCAGATGGGTTAAGAACCGATGTTATAGCTCCAACTGTTCCACCAGGAGCAGTCGCTGTAGTCGTAAAGTTAACGAATACATTCGCGCCAGGCGTATAACTAAATACTGCAATCCACCATGGATAATTACTGGGGGCCGTAAATGTTTGTGCCGCACTGGCTGCTAATGAACATCCTTGGATATTGTAGGTTGGTTGAATACCAAAGCCGTTATAACCATTGATGTCCTGTGTCATGTTAAATTTTGTACTCATTAAACGACTCCTCCTAATACTGCTTGGGATATATATTGGAATGCGATAGATGCTCTAGAAATATTGCCACCTGAAGTTGATACTAAATCTGTGGATGTTGCTGGTAAATATGACACTCCTTTCGCACCTACACCTGTTTGGGTCCATGCTGTTGTTGCAACATTTGATGTAGTAATTGATGCGCTAGATACTGCTGTCATTGAGACCGTATTTGCAGCACCGGAAGCAGGTGAGTACAAAATCACAGTAGGGGTAGAGGAATATTTTATTGTATTGAATACAAGTCCAAATGCAGTTGCCCATGCAACAGTATTTCCTCCACCACTTCCAGCCATTTGCATTAATGCTAATTGATTAACTACTGAAGCAGATCCAGCATATATATTAGATTCATAACTTTTTTCATAATAACGTTCGCAAACTTTTAAAGTTTGGTCGGGCGTCAATGGAGCAGGACGCGTTGCAATATCACCCTTGTTCAATCCAACTGAATATATGCTTACAGTTCCAGTGGACGTCACTGATGCCGTTCCAATAACTATCGCAAAAAATGTCGCTGTATTTGCTGCTGCGATACCATCTAACGACCATCCTGAGAAATTATAGTCATTAAACTCAACATTAGCGCTTGTACCAATTGTGAATGTAGGACCATTAGTTTGCCCATTGAATGGTACTTGTGACCACGTTCCATTTTTTGTTGCCGGAACACCATTGGAATCTAACGTTAATACAATAGAATTGTTAGTTCCTGAAGTAATTACAGGCAATGTACTATCAGTTGTATACCATAGAGACACACTTGCATTAGTTGCCCCACTGGCCTTAGCAGCTATATTAACCGCAATATTCCCGTTCAATAGTTCTCTTGCTTCAGTGGCAGGAAGATATTGTATGAGCGCCATTTGTGTCGTTGCCGCCGCAGTTAATACAATCTCGCCAGCACTACCTCCAGTGACACCCACTCCACTATCTGCAGACTGGAATATAATCGTTTGATCCCAAACATACTGAGATTTATTTGCTCCGATAGCGCTGGCTGGTACAGTTCTTCCACTAAATTGAGCTGGATTCAATGGAAAATCCCACCCAACCAAATAACTGGGAATAGGTTTATAGGCCAATTGTGGTTCGTAATACCACATCATTCCACTGAGCTGCTGTTGCGTGCTTTGTTGCTCGAATATCGGAAAATCCTGGGAATCACTGGCCAATAAAGTAGGAATTCCCACAATCTGGAAACTTGATACTTGTATGTGTGAATTACTTGGAATATCTAACGCAATATCAATATATCCATCGGGAGCAATATCAGTATTGATTACACCACCACTTCCAGGAATATCAATATTGCCAACCATTTCCACCCAATTACCATCCGCAGCAGTTGTTCCAGTAACTATAAGTCTATTTGTAGCAGATGCATTTGAAGGGATATAAAGCAGTTCTAAATCATACTCAGCACTTCCTGATGCAGTTCTTGCTATGAAGTAACCCGCAACAATCCCATTAACCAACAACCTAGGACTAGATGTAAGTCTTTGTATTAATCGCCATGAAGTAACACCAGACGAACCTTGTAAATCCAATACATATGGAGGATTAGATGGAACTTGAACATCTGACTCAGCAACTTGTTTTACTGTAATTGTCCCTGTGCCTGTTGTTTGCAATAACCAACCAGGTGCAATTACTGTTTCAGTATTTGTCCCACTAACGCTATATATATAAGCGCCTGTAGTGGGATCGGCCAAAAAGTTAACTACACTGAATTGAGGATTTGATAACTCGTTTATGGATTCAGTTGGCTCATTTGCCGTGCTACCTTTCCCTAATTGAACTGGAGGCCATGCTTCACGACTGAATTGAAATACTGTCTCGATATCATCTTCCGTCGCATAAACAGTTATGAAATATAGCTCTACTTTTCCAGATGTATTCTCTGGAGTTCCTTGATATGGAAATAGGAATGGAATGATGTCATTACCAGATTCATCTCCAGGTGTTCCCACAGATGTTAATGTAATACTATGACCAAGATTGGTAAATATGTAATCACCACTAGGAGACTGCGACTGCTGATACACATCTTTGAATACGGTTCTTGCTGAATCTTTATAGAAAGTTATCAACCCTGCAGACAGCGGCGCGCCTGTAGTCTTGTCGACAAAATATTCCTGAAGCGGAAACATAGCAATAAAGCGTGGATCAGGCGTAGCCATGCGCAAACCATCCTAGAATTAGGGGTTATTGCCTTAATTCTACGCCTACTAAATATTTAACCAAGTCCATCGTTTTTTAGTATTATTTGGTTAATAATAGCTCTAACGGTTTATGTTCTTGTCCTGAATCTGCCGCGAGCACTCGACGTGATAATTTCTCAGCTAACTTTGTTTTCTTGCCTGACGACTTGCCCTCATTTGCTATCATTTTCCTGACTAATTTTTCTCTTACTTTGGATGAAGTCAATAAATGAGTCAATCCTTTACCACCAGCCGCAGCAGCTACTAATGGGGCAGCAAACCCAACCAAGCCATGTCCTGTAGAAGCGCTTGCTCCTACCTGAGTCATCTTCGAAATCAAATCTAAATTACGCTGACCATTACCTAAATTTAACATTGTCTTAAATGACTCTGTATTCTTGTCCACCAAATCTACAAAGTCTTTCAAAGATTTGTGAACTTTATTATCACCAAACAACGCTTTTTGTTGATTTTTGCCTAAATCATGGTAGAGTGTTCTTAATTTAACCGGATCGAGATTTCCGTCTCGGTCAATCGCACGAGAAAGATATGAGCTTGCTAGGATATTGTCTGTTCCATTTGGTTGTTGTCGTACCCCTTTCGATATTTTTTGCAAAAGAGTTGCTCGGTCATTCTTCCCGCCTTTAATAAAATGGCTAAGTATTAAATCTGGATCACCGCCCTGTTTGATAAACTTGTGAATATCTGGATCTTTGTAAAGCGTATATTCTCCCTTATAGAAATCCATTGCATCTCTATGGGCATTCTTTAACTTTGAGCTTCCAGATTTATCTATAGATTCCTGGACATCATTTTCTAAAGCCTTCTTTAACATTCCCAGTAATGCAGCTCTGTCAGTCTCTCCCTTGTATGATGCCTCATATGCTTTCTTCCCAATTTTTCCTCGTAAAATATCAGTGCTTTTTATTGAATACCCATTATTTTGTTCTATCGGCTTTCCAGTAATAACACTTACTAAATTTTTTGGATTTGAAATTGGCACGGATGCTTTTTGTGATACATTTAAAGTCTTTGTATCAATAGGTTTACCAGTGGCAACAGAGATATCACCACCAATAATTGGTTCATCTTTCGTCGTATCAAATGATCTGCTTTTTCTAGACGGTACTTTGCTTTCTGAAGGATTTGAAGCCAATTGTTTTATTAATCTTTTATCTGAAGCATTCATAAGTGAAGATAAATCAGGATCTTCCTCAATTTGATTCAGAATCGCATCCGCTGTTCTTCGCAAATTACTTCTATCAGTTGTTGTATTCGTCTCGTCAGCCAAATCATTAGTTTTCTTAAATTTAGCATTCTTAACATCCGTTACGTCTTTTGAAGATGTACGTAACGCCTCTTGAATTTTTTCGCCATAATTATCAGATCGAAAGTTTCCCTGAAATTTTGAAATCAAATCAGAACCTTTCTCTTGAATCTTAGTCGCATTCTTCTGCATCTTCTTATATGTACCAGAGCCAATCACATGCGGCAAAACGTTTTCATATAAGCGCTTTAATGTAGGACTCTTGATAACATCACCCAAACTTGTATCTGTTCCTTCAGTTACATCTAGACTTCTTTGAAGCTCTTCTGGAGATAGATTACCGCGTAATGATTTAGATGGCCTCAACGCACCCAAACCTTTCCCAATTCCTTTAGCCGCCAACCCACCAGTTTCTGAAGTCAATATGCCTTGCAATGGATCCTGATTCTGTCCAGCAGAATGAATACCTTCAATAGCGGCCCTTGTCGGTAATCCAGCCTCGCCAAATTTCCCAATCTTCCCAGGAATAGCAAATGCAGACAAACTACGAACCAAAGCATCCCCTGGCTTATCTTCACCAAACAATTTTTTCTCAATCCCCAAGTCTGGTATATGTGGAGCATAATCAGCCATTTGCTTGAAGTAGGGAATATCTTTGCGTTTAAGGTATTGTGCTATATTATAGGGAGCGTTAACTGCACCTATTACACCCTCGCCAAGACCTGCTCCGATATTAGCTAATCCTCGCAATGGATGGTCTGCTATACCCTCTAATTGCCCAGGAAGTTCCGATAACATATTTTCAATAGCATCAGGAACACCAGAGATACTTTCCTGTATATCCTCGCCAATCCCACGTAAACCTTTCTTCTTGAATTTGATACCAGCCTCTTGGAATAAATCACGAGGCTGCATATCTATTCCAGCTTCCTTGAATAAATCTCGAGCCATTATTGGACTCCTAGTTTTTGTTTTACCTCAAGAACTGATATTCCATATTGTTTTGCCGTATCTTCTATATCTTTCTGAGTATAGGGTTGTAACTCTTTCTTTGAAGCCTGAGCTTTCAATGCAGTTCCCTTGTGCAATACTGATTGAGCATTACCTTTTCTCTGCTGTAAATGTGTCTTAAGTTTCTCTAATCGTGCTTTATAAGCTTTGTCTCCTTCACCATTTCTACGCCTAACCACTTTTTCAGCCTGTTCATATCCTTTGTCTGTATTTGGATAACCAAAAGCATTTGCGAATGTTTCGGCGCTCTCAGCAATGTCCGCTTCGTAATCAGCTTCTTTATTTGGACTCAAATATTGCCCTATCAAGCGGCCTGGAATATCATTTACCTTCGCTATCAAGCCATCAATAATTGGAATAGCATTATCTATCCCATTGATAGTATTTTCTGCTTTGCTTTTAACAGCGGCCGTATTAGAAGTAAATTCCGCATCTGGATTAGTGGTACTTGATACAGTAACTTTCCCACTAGGGTGCGTAGTCACAGTAGTAATGGCCCCCGTCTTAGGGTCAATCTTTGTCTGCTGAGTACGTTTGTAGCCCATGCTCTCAATTTTCTTACGCAATTGAGGCATAGAATCATATAATTTATCAATCTTGTATAGTTCAGGATTGCCAGGGTTAACCATATTTTCATTTGGATTTGGAGCACCACTTACGTCCTGAGAATTAGATTGTGATGCAGGAACATCTACACCCTCCCCTTGGAAAGCATTCGCCAACTGCTGAGTTAAATCATTATCGTACTTATTTTTGGCAACAGTCTGTTGTAATCCTTGAATGCGCAGCCGTTCACTTTCATCTCGATATTGATTCAATATATGTGTAGCAAGCCTACTTTCTTCTTGACCACCAATTCTGGCCTCCTCCCCCCTAGGCAAGAATTGGTTCTTAATCTTGTCATGCTCATTCTTAAGCTTCATAGCCAACAAGGATTCCGCCAACTGCTTAGGCTTAGCCATGGTATCCATAGATTCACGTGCGCCCATCATTCCTCTGCGAATTGCTTCACCAAAGTCTGGCGTTCCCATCTGATCAGGCGTTAATAACTGCGAGACAGAACTAGAATTGTAAGCCATAATATCCCCTTACATGAACAAGAATGGTAAGATTTGCATTAAACCTTGCATCATTCCTGTCATTCCTTGTGATTTAGAAGTGTTCTTGTTTGCTTGGCCATTAAAGGCATTAGTTCCCTGCTGGGTAAGCGCACTAGCCAACATATCAGCCAAATTATTAGAAGCATTAGCACCTGTGTTGAACATACTCTGCTCGCCAGTAATGCCCTTACCATACAAGTCCATCATATTGCCCATATACTTATCAAAGTCCTGCCCAGCAATGTCGTTAGCAAGCGTCATGTTCTGCTCTTCATGCATCGGTGTACCTAACATACCACCCGCAGCAGCAGCAGAGCTACCAGCTCCCAAAGCGGTATCAAGACGATGTTTGTAACCAGGCGATTCCTTATATCCTCCACTAAGCTTATCGTAAACGCTACCTGTGTCGTTGAGCAAATTCTCATATTGTCCACCTAGTTGCTTTCCTGCTTCTGCGCCATTGTCTACAAATGGCTGTAAATACTTGCCGCCTACTCCTGGGATTTGATCAAGATAAGGCTTTGCAGCATCTGACGGGTTATTCTTGCCTGCGTTGAAGAAGTTAAATGCTCCTCCTGCAGCCGTTCCAGCGCCTGAGCCAATACCAAACATTTTCATCATATTCATGAACTTGTTCATATCGAAGCCATTACTAGCCCCGCCGCTCGCTGGCTGTCCGCCTGTCATTGATATGTCTAATGCCATGTTATTATCTCCTACGTAACTGTAATAGTCTTAAATGTTGGCGCATGATCCACTGTGCCATCATCCATCGCAACCACGAGCTTGTCATCCGGAGGAGTTGGATATACGGCTGTGCTTGGGACATATAACAACGTGCCCAATTGACAAGTAAATGTGGTGATATCTCCACCACTACCATCCGGCGTTGATACTGTGTTCCTAGCTATCTTATCAACATCTGTCTGCGTCTGTGATGGTACCACAATGCCTTGCGCGCCAATCAAATCTAACAATAGCGATACTAATGACTGCCGAAAAAACATCTCTTCATCTGTAGGACGTCCATCTTGGTCAACAATGCGACCCATGGGCAAGTTGGGAATGCGGACTACGGTTTGATTGTCTAAATTCTCAGCCATTATTTATATATCTCCGCGACCCCGTCTGTGGCAACGAACCTACCAAATCCATAAAACCTAATCTGATAGGTACAATCATTGGCCTGCCCTAGACGCTGCCAGATAAACCGACTTTTACGCTTTCCAGTAGCATTCATGTTCAAGCGAACGGATGCGCCGAAGTTCTCGCCACCATCACGAGAGACGCTCAAGTCTACAGCTTCAGAGGTATATACCGTTGTTACAGAGCTAGAACTCACAATGCCAGCACCTATCAAATCCCCGTCTTCAGTTGCAATCAAATCCCCGTCTTCTGTGGCTAAATCCTCATAAACAATTGTTGTAATCGTATCTTCAGTGGTGATATTCGGCTGCCCATTCTCAATAGTAAAGCCCAAACTCTTCGTAATATAGTAACGTTGGTCAGGAAATCTCAAAGGAGGACATATTCTAATACGTGGTAATTCTCGTTTATCTAAGCCATGTTCATCATATTGAGCAAATGGATAAATAGAATCAAATTCGTATATATTGCCACCATTTAATGCTACGAAGTAGTATGTATTATTGTAATATACCACTTCTCTAGCAATGTGATAGTTCAAATTCTCATCAGAAATGCTTGAGAATAGATTGGTATTAAAATCGTAAGCGTAACTAATATTGTCAGTAGGAAACGTGAACTGATACAACAAATGCCCATCCTGCTGATACAGGAATCCAGTACAATTCTCAGGAGCGGAAAGATTCCCTAACTTAAAATCAATGCCGTCAGTAGAGATAGACTCTATCCCGTTTCCACGAGATACCATCAATACAGGGCCCGACTGCTCATTAACAGCAATCCATACAATATAATTGTTCAACGAAGCAATACTTGCAGGATTAATACAACCATAATCCACGTTCGCAGTACTATTCCGTTGATAAGGGAAGAACGCACCGCCAACATACTGCCAGAACTCAGCCACATTCCTGCCAAAGACAAGAACGTTATTGCCACCCCCAGGAACAGGAACCACCGCTTGTATGAAATCAGGCTTAGTTTGTATAGAACCAACATGTTGTGAGTCTACAGTCCAAACCTTGGCGTCGTTAAACCCAGACAATGCCCATACTGTAGTGCCTTGGCTAGCAACAATAAGTTGTCCATTCTTGAATGATATGTACCCAGGATTTTGGTAGGGAAATGCGAAATCTGTCCCACCAACTTCAAATGTCCCTGTCTCAGGAGTGGCTGACGCGTAAGTGTAGACATACAGTCTGATGCCATCAGTAATAGCTATCTGATTCTCATTGTTCTCAGATATGTACACGTCTCCCGTAAACGTCTCAAGAGAGCCCTTGTTGAACGCATCAAAGTCACTGTTCACCACATAGAAGACACTCCCAATGACAACAGCCATGAAGTTCCCTCGTGTGCTTGAATAGATACCTCGACCCACAGAATCAGGTGATAAGGTAAGCTTATTGATATATCCGGCATAAGGCACCAAGAAATTGTCCGATACGATGAAATTCCATGTCTCTTCTAACGATATCTTAGGATAACGGCCATAATGCGTGCCACCAACCATCTTTAATGGAACCTCGATAACCTCTTGTCTTGCATTTGGAGCGGGCATAATTACTCACTTGTATGGCAACTAGTAGGGAAACCACCCCTTGCTTAAATTCACCACTTGCCAGTCTATTGCACATCTTGTGTTAAAATAGGACGATTTCATAATTGTCAAATCAGGCGGACTAACATCTAATAGTTTCTTCTCCATCCTAGCAAGCTGCGCTTTAGACTCATCAGGAAAGGTTGCCCCCCATTCAGAACAGATATACTCCGCAAGAGAATAACGCAAATACTCAATATAAAACGTGTCATAAGTAAGCGACATATCTGTACTAAGCGTGACATCACTTAAAGCATACTTTCCCCAAATGGTAGACTCATAGTCTTGGCCAGACAGGAAGTAAATATAGATGTCCATACCACCTAATACACGCTCAGGTCTATAAGACCATGGTAAGTTAGCAATGTCATCAACACGCGCTGTAGAGAAGAATTCTTTACGACTCAAATCCATCATGGGATAACGTACCACCCCAATATTGAACGTCATCGAATCAATGAATAATAAATTAGGAACGTTATACTTCTCAGTATTAGCAGTTAACGTTAAATGTGTCTGTGTAAAATAGGGAATAAGACGCAAGTCAGTACTCTTGTAGTCTAATAATGCATTAAGCAAGTACAGACCATCAGAGATTTGTTGCCCATCTGGAACCTGCAATTGCCTACTTACTATCTGTGATAGATAGTAAGCACGCGTAATTAACTGCAAAGCGGTGTAAGCCATGCGTCTTACTCCTCAGTTATTAATTACAGAAAGAAATCATATCCAGCGACGTTAATAGCTACAGCGTCTCCGGAGTTGGTTACTTTATAATCAACTTCAGGTACCGCAGTTGTCACCCGTGCAAATATACTTGCATTAGCACTCACAACAACAGAAGTAACCTGACCTGTAACAGTCAAAGCATTCCCTGTTGCATTGCCTGGAGTGATATTCAACACCCGTGAAGCAGCCCCAGGTGTAAATGCATAAGCAATTGACACAGGAGTATCCTCAACAGGAGGCACCCAAGCCAGCAAACTCACTGCCGTATAAGATGTCGCATTACCAGCCGTTACTGCAGTGGCTTGAGGCGCATCGAACACAAACGAACGACGTGAATCATTACCCGCTGTCCAATATCCCAATAAGAAGTGAACGCTTGCATCAGATACGATATACCCGACTTTCGCATAAGCACTATAACCAAATGGAAGCAAGGGAACCGCAGATGAAGCAAGAGAAATCACTGCCCCAATATCTTGTTGTGTAACAGGATCGGCAACCAGATATACTGCATACACCTTACTGGCTGCAAAAGTCCCGGTATCTAACCCATTTAAACCATTAGTAGCAGCATTAATGGTAATAGATGCGTCATTGATTAATTGATAAACACCTGTTGAGTCAAGAATTGACCCAGATGCAATATCTAATTTCGTATTTGGCGTGGTGCTATTGTTACTAATGCGTAACCCATTAGCATACTGCCATGGCACTTGACCATATTGTACTGATGATACTGGCATGATTATTTCCTCGTAAATGGTTGTATGAAGCGCACCGAAATGCGCCAATGTTTAACACTAAAGCGGAAAAATATATCTGAGAGAATTCTCAGCAACAAGCGTGCTTCCCCAAATGCTATCCCGAACATATGCCCGATTATTCATCCCAAATTGACTACCAAAATAATGACGAATACTTGCGCCAGAATCAGGATCAGTCATGTTTGAAGTGGTAAACGGACTCTCATCAGGAAGTCTAGGCATCGCTAAATAGAACTGATCTCCAGACATCAAGATACCAGCACGATGACTTGGAACAGGTGTTACAGTCATGCCAGCAACAATAGTGTTGTTCAAGTTTTGGTTTTGGTTCTGTGCCCATACCAACCCGACACTATTGATTGTCTGTACTTGAACTGTAATCGCACCTGATACACTGGCAGCATCAGCAATAGCTCTAAATTGAACCGGTTGCTGTGATACTCTGTGACCAATAAAGGTCAAAAATCTCATATCAGGTTTGCCAGATACACCATCATTAAACTGGAACAAATCCCCAGCCTTAACAGCATTCGCATCAGTACCACTAGTTGGTTCACTAAACGTAATAGAAGTAACATTCTGTCCAGTAGGATCGTTAGTAGATACAACCGTCATCACATTGTTAGGAGCTGCTGTATTACCAATCGTTCCAGATACATGCGTAGGCAAAAGATTAGACTCATACCAGTCAGTACCAGAAAACTTGCCCAATTCCCAACTCATAGCAATCTCATTGTTACGAGTCATTGCAAATTGGTTCAAACCAGTACCAACAATCGCAGGAATATTAGCCACAGGAAGAATGGCCATCATCTTATGCGTCGCAGCACCGAAGTCGTTGAAGTTCGCAACCGATTGAGCCAATTGTGTAAAGCTGTTGATAGGCGTAACACCGTCTCCATAAAAGCGGAACGGACCAGAATTAACTTGCGGAACACCAACATTCGCATTTTGTGGATCATTAGTCACAACTCCAGAAATGAAGTTACGTAATATGTCAGACTCAATCAATGTGCCTAATGCTTTTACAGCAGACATACCAAATCTGTCCATGTAATCACGTACATTGAAAATAAATTGCTGATCGGTGTAAGCCGCTGCAACGTTTGCCGCTTGACCACAAATTAATGATTGAACTCTTTGAACAGATGGTTGCTCTGTAATAACCAAACCAACGTAGGTAATGTACCGTGGAGTTGTATCAAATGTAACTGTGTCCCCAAGATTGGCGACTAGATCATTGAAATTCTGAAATTTCTTGTTAGATAAAGATATACCCACAAACGAGTTCAATAGCCAAGCCAGCTCAGCCTTTTGATATGTTTGTACGGTCTGTAAAATATTGACAGGTGTACTTGTAGTCATTGTAAGTCACTCCGAAGAAGATTAGTTCAGAGATAACGGAGTTACTTACAATGTCGTTTAGATTAGGTTCTAAACATTTGCCTAAAATCATTCACCGACATTGCGCCGTTATCTGCGCCTGCTTGCGGTGATGGTTTCAATCGTGACATTGGATCTTTACTTTCTTGCTCTTGAGCTACGGCCTCTTGATTACGCTTAATGCTCGCACTTAATGCTTGCATTGCTTGCTGTAGAGCATAGGGCTGGTCTTTAGCCAGAGTAATCAAGTTTGCCATCTTATTAGGATGCTCAATCACTTCTTGCATAATGTCCGCTGTATTCTCTAATTGGTTAGCAGCCATAACAATCTCTGTCATACCTGAACCTTGCTTATAATCATAGTTGCCTAGCTTTTCCTCTAATCCAGGATGCTTTTCTTCTGCAGAACGTAGCTTTTGCACGAAGCCTTGAATCATTTCCTCATTCTTAGCCGCTTGCTGCTTTTGCTGTGCTTCTTGCATCATAGATTGTAGATGTTGAGGCAATTGTTGAGATATTAACTTCGCAATATCCTCTTGAGACATTTGCGGCATGCCACCTAAGCTCTGCTGTGC